ATCTTATCGTATAAAGAAGCATCTGATGAAGCAAATATTGATAATATAGAACTATCCGATTTTGATGATTAAAAATTACAAAGAAATGTTGAGTAAGTTGGGACAAGAAAACCAACAAGTTACGAATCAAACCTTAAATGATAGGGTTCTTATCATTGATGGGCTAAATATGTATATTCGCGTTTTCGGGGCCGTGCCCGCACTCAACGATGATGGTGAGCATTGCGGTGGTATAACAGGTTTCCTGTTATCCACTGCTGCCACTATTAGAAACCTTAACCCATCTCGTGTCATCATTGTTTTTGATGGTAAGGGTGGTTCGCATCGGAGAAAGGGTATGTATTCTGATTACAAAGGTGGTAGAACAGGTCTGACTCGATTGAATAGGTTGCAGGGGTATGAGGATATAGAGAACCAGCAGGAATCTATGCGTAAACAATTCATCCGTTTATATGAGTATCTTCAAAATTTACCAATAACTCTTTTACAGGTAGATTATGTTGAAGCTGATGATTTGATGGCATGGATGGCTAATCATTATTTCAGTAATGAGGTTATATTACTTTCTACCGATAAAGATTTTTTTCAATTAATTAACCACCGAATTAAGGTTTATTCCCCTATAAAAAAGGTTATGTATGATGAATCCTTAATAAAGGAAGAGTGGGGTGTAATACCTCAAAATCTTATTTGGTATAGGGTCATTATGGGGGATTCATCCGATAACATTAAGGGTGTGAATGGTATTGGTGCAAAGACGATATTGGGTAAAATGGATTTTTTGAATAATGGTGAGTTGGATTATGATGGCTTTTTGGGTGAAGTAAAACAAAATTGTGATGATAAGTTATCCAAAAAGTTGTTAGAGGCAGAAGATGTATTAAAATTGAATTATGATTTAATGCAATTAAAATCACCTGAAATATCCACATCCATTATTTCAAATGTTAGGGGTATATTGGATAACACCCACCCCAAATTAAACTTATTAGAGTTTAAAAAAATGTTTATGTATGATAAATTATACACTGCTTTTGCAAATGTAGATTTGTGGTTGAAAAACTCATTTACGGGGTTAGATAGGCTGCTTAAAATACATTTTGATAATCAAAAATAAAGTTGTATATTTTCTTATATGGAAAAGTTTGGAAGCAAATTTGGGACGGGATTTCAAACTAAAATCTTATCTGCTCTTTTATCGGATATGGTTTTTAGTAGGCAGATATTCGATATATTAAAACCACAATACTTTGATTCAGAAGCATCAGAATGGTTGTGTAAAACGATTTTAACATACATAGATACCTACGAATCCAAACCAACATTAGATGTTCTTAAAACGAAGATAGCACCCATTGAGAGGGATATATTAAAGTCATCCGTCATTGATACCTTAAAGCAGGTTTGGCGGGATTTAGAATCAGATGACTTAGATTATGTAAAAGAAGAAACTTTAAACTTTTGCACCAATCAATCGCTTAAGCAGGCTATCTTAGAATCAATCCCACTTTTAGAGCAGGGTAAGTATGATAAGATAAAATCAACCATTGATACTGCTATGAAGGCAGGACAACCAACGGATGTTGGGCATGAGTACAAACTAATGATAACTCAAAGGTATGATGAATTGGCAAGAAGTCCTGTTCCTACTGGGTGGGATGTTATAGATGAAATTACGCAGGGTGGATTTGGAATGGGTGAGTTGATAATATTTGCAGCACCGCCCGGTATTGGTAAATCCTGGTCATTGGTTAATGTTGCATCAAACGCTGTAAAGAATGGTAAGATTGTGGTGTATTATACATTAGAATTATCAGAAGCAATGGTAGGGCAACGATTTGATTCAGTATTTACGGGAATACCAATAGCTAACCTAAAATACAATATGGAAGAGGTTGAGAGGGTAGTAGGTTCGTTGCGTGGTGATTTGGTTATTAAAGGGTTTAATTCAGGTACTGCTGGTATAAATGCGTTAAAAGCCCATATAGATAGGATGGCATTACAAGGTAAGAAACCTGATGTAATTGTGGTTGATTATGCTGATTTGTTAAAGGGTTCTGCAAAGGAAAAGAGGCATGAGGTTTTGGAAGAGTTGGTTGTGGATTTACGAGGAATGGCGGGTGAGTATGGTGTTCCATTATATACCGCGTCGCAGATTAATCGTGCGGGTAGCGAGCAAGATGTAATTACGGGAACATCAATTGCAGGTTCTTTTTCAAAGTTGATGACTGCTGATTTTGTAGTTTCATTGAGTAGAAAGATTGATGATAAATTGGCTGGGACGGGTAGGTGGCATGTTATTAAAAACCGATTTGGGCCTGATGGTATGACATTTCCATCCAAAGCCAATTTCTCAAATGGGCAAATTTTGATATATAATGATAATTCAGTAGATGGTCAAAATACCCAAAAAGAAATGAAAAATGGGGAGAGTTTAGTGAGAAAAAATTTATTACAAAAATATAAAGAAGTTAAGGGTGATATTGGGTTTTGATTTGTATTTATATTTACACACAAAAAATTAAGGGGTAAGATTATGGGATTATTTGAAGAGAGAATACCTTACAAGCCGTTTGAATATTCGGAGTATTATACTGAAGGATGGCTTCCACAGATGCAATCATTTTGGTTACACACCGAAATACCAATGCAGGGAGATGTTAAGGATTGGAAAGAAAATTTGAAAGAACATGAAAAAAACCTCGTAGGTAACATTTTATTGGGATTTGCTCAAACCGAATGCGCTGTTTCCGATTATTGGACAGGGATGGTTACGAAATGGTTTCCAAAGCATGAAATAAAACAAATGGCGATGGCATTTGGTTCGCAGGAAACAATACATGCTACCGCATATTCATACTTAAACGAAACATTGGGGTTGGATGATTTTGAGGCGTTTTTGCATGAGCCGGAAATCAAAGAAAAATTTGAATATTTGACAGAAGTATCTGCAAATTGGAAACCCGAAGATTTGGAAAGTAACCCAAAGGCAAGAGCAGAAGTGGCACGTTCACTTGCTATATTTTCTGCTTTTGCAGAAGGGGTATCCTTATATTCATCATTCGCAGTTCTTTATTCGTTTCAGATGAGAAACTTATTGAAAGGCATTGGACAGCAAATGAAGTGGTCGGTTAGAGATGAGTCATTACATTCTAAAATGGGGTGTAGGTTGTTCAGGCATATGTGTGAGCAATATCCAGATTTGTTGGATAGGGTTAGACCGCAGGTAGAACTTGCAGCAAGATTGATGGTGGAGATGGAGTTAAAGTTTATTGATAAGATGTTTGAGATGGGTGATTTAGAAAATCTAAAAGCAGAAGATTTAAAAGAGTTTATAAAGCAACGGGCTAATGAAAAATTGGTTGAATTGGGGTATTTACCTTTATTTGAATATGATAAAATTAGCGCAAGTAATTTAGAATGGTTTTATCATCTGAGTGGGGGAATTATGCATACTGATTTCTTTGCTCTTAGACCTACTGATTACGCAAAAGCGGGTGAAGGTGAAGATTGGGGTGATATATTTTAATTAAATGATAAAATGAGTATAGCAGATAAAATAGCAGAAGAGTTAGGGTGGGAAAAGGAAGTTGATTACCCTTCATGGGGTCATACCGAAGTTTACCTAAAAACAATATCAAAGGGGTATGTTTTGGCGGGTGAAAAACCCAAAGATGCGTATTGGAGGGTATGTACGGCAGTAGCACGGCGGTTGGATAAACCGCATCTTGCTTCCAAGTTTTTTGATTATATATGGCGTGGTTGGTTAAACCTTGCTACACCGGTCTTATCAAATACGGGAACGGATAGGGGGTTACCCATATCTTGCTTTGGTATTGATGTGGGTGATTCCATACAGGAGATTGGGCAGAAGAATTTGGAGATGATGTTATTGGCAAAGCATGGTGGTGGTGTGGGTATTGGTGTTAATATGATAAGGCCGGCGGGAAGTAAAATAACTGGAAACGGAACATCAGATGGAGTTATTCCATTTTGTAAAATATTCGATTCGACTATTCTTGCAACAAATCAGGGAGCAGTTCGTAGAGGGGCAGCATCCATCAATTTGAACATAGACCATAGTGATTTTTTGGATTGGTTAGAAATCAGAGAACCAAAAGGGGATGTAAACCGACAATCGCTAAACTTACATCAATGTGTTGTTATTAGTGATAAGTTCATGCGTAAGTTGGAAGAAGGTGATGAGGAAGCAAGGCGTAAATGGTCTAAAGTTTTACAAAAGAGAAAAGCAACTGGTGAACCTTATATTATGTTTAAGGGTAATGTAAACAAACAAAACCCGGAAGCGTATAAGAAAAATGGGTTGAAGGTGTTTATGACCAACATTTGTTCTGAAATTTCTTTGCATACTGATGAATCCCATTCTTTTGTATGTTGTTTATCATCGTTAAATCTTGCGAAATATGATGAGTGGAAAGATACTGATTTGATTTATACTGCTACCTGGTTTTTGGATGGGGTTTTGGAAGAGTTTATTCAAAAAGCAAAGAATATGCGGGGATTTGAAAATTCAGTTCGTTCTGCTGAAAAGGGTAGAGCATTGGGGTTAGGTGTATTGGGGTGGCATACTTACTTACAACAAAGGGGTATTTCATTTGAAGGTTTACCTGCTCAATTTGAAACGAGGAAGATATTTTCACAAATAAAGATTGAAAGTGAAAGAGCGAGTAGAGATTTGGCAAAAGAGTATGGTGAACCCTTATGGTGTATTGGAACTGAAATGCGTAACACCCATTTAAGGGCAATTGCACCTACGGTATCTAACTCAAAGTTGAGTGGTAATATATCACCAGGTATTGAACCTTGGGCAGCGAATGTGTTTACGGAGCAAACGGCGAAGGGAACATTCATTCGTAAAAACCCGGAGTTAGAAAGGGTTCTTCGTAAGATTGGAATTAACAATAAGGAAACTTGGGATAAGATTTTGGAAGATGGTGGTTCGGTTCAGGGTATTGATGAGTTGGAAAGGTGGGGATTTTTGGGAAATAAACTATTAAATATTCAGGAAATGCCTGAAACCGCAATCGAAAATAAAGAAATTGATTGGGTAAAGGATGTATATAAAACATTCAAAGAAATCAATCAATTAGAGTTAATAAAGCAAGCTGGTATTAGGCAACAATACATTGACCAATCAGTATCCCTAAATCTTGCGTTTCCATCTCAGGCAACTCCAAAATGGATAAATCAGGTGCATATGGAAGCTTGGAAGGGGGGGATTAAAACCTTATATTATATGAGAACTGAATCGGTATTAAGGGGAGATATTGCTGCAAAAGCAACTGATCCGGATTGTGTATCCTGCGATGGTTGATTAAAAATGTTAAAAAATTAAATTAAAAAAGGAGTAAAAATGTTAGAATATTTGTATTTTACGGCAAAATGGTGCGCACCATGCCAACAATTGGCACCT